TTAGGCGGTACCGTTTATTTTTTTGCTTTTTGTACCGTCTAGCACTTTGAAATCACGCTGAACGTTTTGGTATAAAGCCATTGACGCGTCTTTAGTATCACGAGTGTAGCTTGCTGTCATTTGAATGTTTTTGTGTCCAAGCCAATGCATAACTTCGACGTCTGCAACGTTTGGATTGTTAAGTGCTTGGGTTGCAAAGTAGTGTCTGAGCAGGTGAGGGTTCACAGCGACGCCTGCTTTTTTGCTTATCTTATTAAAGAGCCTATTAATTTGCGATGGATGATATCCTTTTGCAGTGTCCGGATTGATAAAAATAAAATCATCCTCTGTTGGTGATATGTCCTTATTCTCATAAGCAAGCTTAGAAAATTTAGCAGCATACTTTAAGTAATCCACAACTTTTCCACTTACATAATTTTCACGAACGCTACCAGCGTTTTTGAGGGAACCACCTTCTAGTTGGTCAGGAGTTCTGCTTACGTTCCACGATATTTTACAAAAATCAGTATCGTTTTCAGTGAAAAAATGAAGGTCTTTAAATCGTAATCCAAGCAGCTCACCACGTCGTTCGCCAAGAGATGCGACTTCTAGTAGTGAAATGATATATTTTGAATACATTCCTTTGGCAGTAGCCATCCAGTGATCAAAATCCTTTTTCTCTAATTTTTGCTCTTTAGCTGGCTTCCCGCCGACAATCTCCATGCTTCGTAGCATGTTTTTTTGAATGACGTCATTTCGTTCAGCAAAATTCATTATCGATTGCATAACACCATTGATTGTATGGATTGTGGTATTGGCCAAATTATCTTTGATCAACGTGCTAAGATGCGCCTCGTATTCAAGTCTTGTTATCTCGGCTAGTTTACGTTGACCAAACTTAGGCTTGAGATATCGATTGTAATAATTCATTGTGTTTTTTTTAGTGGCCTTTTTCCAAAGACCGCGAGCTTCTTTATAATCTGCCATTCGCTGTAAGGCCATGTCAACAGTCATTGATCTATGACTGACTGGCCCAAGCTCACCATTGCCGAGCTTTAACTCAAAATCTTTTAAAACTAAATCGGCAGAGCGCCAATCTTTAAATCCGCTTTTTGTGAATTCGTCGCGGTTATTTTCACTATTAACAAATCCGCGTCTTATTCCGTAACGCTTGCCTTTTTTTGTTTCGTACACGTATATATTGGGGTGTTTCTTTAATGGTTCCCACTTGCGCATGATTACAACTCCTTTAAATTTTGAAAAAGTATAGTATAACTTCACATTTATACGAATGTATGTTCTTTTTGAGAGCTAAATAATAGCCAATCACTTGGCTAGGGTAAATTATTAATCTAATGTTAAAAAGTCGGATTTTAATCTAGTATAAACAGCTTTATTTAAAACGACGCTGACGATAAATTTTTTATTGGTTGAAATTTCTAGAAATGTTAGAAGCCCAAAAGTGTTAATTTCTTTTTGAGTAGAAGTAGTGTTTATTTTTCTTTTACCTGATGAACCAATAACACCTCCAGCACCACCTAAGATTGCAGTACCTACAATGGCTGATCCAGTTTTTCCTGAAACATTACCATTAGTTATTTGTTGATATTCTGGCATGTATTCAATATCAATCAGTTTCAATTCTGGAGATCCAGTATATGAGAAATGTAAGTTTCCAGACTTTCCTTTTACAAGATCATAAAAACCGATATAGTTATCCGGATATCCAAGTTTAGGTAAATCACTAGCTTTAATTTGGACGATAATATCAGTTACGTAATCATCCCTAGCATCTTCTATTTCTTTGAATATGCGATAATTTTTATTATGTAATTCTCGGTCTGCGTTAATTTTTCTATTATTTTTTGTAATAGAATAGCAAACCATTAAACCGAAACAGCAAATGATTAGTAAAAATATCCACATAGATGTATGCTTCTTTCTAAAAAAATACAGCTTTTAACGTCATCAGTTTTTGGACGAAATACATGGTAAATCCCCAGCCACGAATCGAACGCAGCTGAACTCACCAGAGTGGGGAGGGATCTAAACTAATTATTTAAATTAATTGTCATATCATAGTCATGATTATAATTTTCGTCATCGTAATCATCTGTATCATAACTAGCGCTGAATTTATATCTTAACGACTTGATATCAGAAACGGTGCTAAGCTTTTCAATTGGGAAAACGACGTCACCAGATTTATCAGCACCGTTGGCAATTTCACCACCCCAGTTAAGTGTTAGCCCTTTAATCGAAGGCATAATTGCGTCTACTTGCTGACCGTCATTTGTAATTAGCGTACTTTGATCGGGGTAGGTTGAATCTAAATCCCGTGATGGTTTGACGGATACGTGTAAAATGACTAACCCTTGTGCCTTTTTACCAGACTGTGAGTCATATTCAAATGGCTCTACTTTGACAATTCTTGCATTAGAAACGGAGATAGCGGCTGAATTCCAAGAATTATCAGTAATAGAAAGCTTATAATCTTTTTCAGAAATAATTGGGACTTTAGCGTAATCAATTGTTAAATAATTTGAACTAGAGTTATCGTTCTTGGAATTTCCTTTTTCTACATCTGTTGTTGAATGTCCATTTGCAGTTGAATGTCCATTTGCAGTTGAATTTTTGTTTGAAGAGGTATCATCTTTTCCGCCAGATAGAGCAGCTATTGCAATAATAACGACTACAACTGCCAGTACCCAAATCCACCAGCGTTTATACCAAGGCTTTACTTGAACAAAAGTATTGCCGTTTTCATCTTGAATTTTTTTTGACATAATTTATTACCCCCAAGTTTATTTTCTAACAAGTGCAAGAATACCAGCAATTATAATTAGCACACCGCTTAAAATACCAAAAGCGGAAACGAAAATAATATTGAGTACTCCACAAACAATGATAATCCATCCCATTACTACACGATTTTTGTTGATCATACATACTAGAATAATAGCAACAATACTCGCGATAATGCAGCCAATACCTAATCCAAATAAGCTACTTGATGATGTGCTATTCATAGCACTGTCAATTCCACCCATAAAGAATGAGAATACGCCTGCAATAATTCCAAATACACCACCCAAGATTCCCAAAACCATTTCGGCTGTACGTGAACGTTGAGATTCGATTTCAGTGTTAACTTGTTTATAAATTTTACCATCAGCGCCTTTAACCTTGTTACTCATTTTGATTCCTCCAAGTATATTCAGCTTTTAGCGTCATCAGTATTTGGACGAAATACATGGTAAATCCCTAACTGTGAATCGAACCTAGCGTCTCACCAGAGTGGGTTATTTCTTTTTAAATACATTGCCGCAATCCAAACAATGGTATCGCTTAGTTTTATTACTTTTTAAACCGCCAGTGACTACCATAGAAGTACCACCGGTCATAACGGCGGCAGCTATCTTTGCGCCAGATTTCTTTTTCTTAACTTTGGTAGTGGTTTTATATTTAGTTTTAGCATTTGCAATTGTTAGTGGATGCAAAGGATTTAAATTTGGAGTAATTCTTGTTTTTGAAGTTGTTTTACTCTTAGTTGATTTAACGTTTACTTGTTCGCCAATTAGTTGAATGTTAGAAGATTTACAGCGCGGACAGTATAGATCACCCCGATGATGTTTTATTTTAGGTTCAGAACTGCACTGTTTTGAATCTACGGCTGAAAAACTAGATGTGTTGGGTTTCGAATTAGTGCTAAGCCATTTTGATATAGCAGTTCCAGCACTGGGGTTGGTACCGACGAAAAGCCAAATACATATAAAGAGTATGCTACCCATAAAGGGGATGTGAATAAAAATCATATTAACCAAACCGACAATTACACCGACGAAAAGACCAAGTGTAAAACCAGAAGTGGAATCGCCTTTCCAAAATTTATTTGGGGCCTTTTTGTATTTGAATTCAGTTAGGTCATCTTGTTCATTCTCTAGATAACGCATAAATATATTTGAATCATTTTCTTTATATTTATTCTTTAGGTAGAGAAACGCAAGGCTACTTATTTCATTCTTTTTAATGTTTAAGTCATTAGAAATGGCTTGAGTACAATTTTGGCAAATTAAAATATCATCGACTAATCTTGTTTTGCTTTTTGATATTAAGTCGTTATGGCAGATGGCACATTTGTTAATCACTTTGAGAACTCCTTTATGTACATCTACGGCTTTTAAAGTCATCGGTATTTGGACTCTAATGTTAGTTGGAAGCATCCACGATTTGAATGCCGTTTGCAAAATTAATAAGTTGATTATTAACTTCCATCACAGTTCCATATTTGACGCGATAATAATTTAAGGTTTCTTCTAAAAATTCTTTTGTAACATCAAGGCTATCGGCAAGTTCATATTCACTAGTTGAGCGCCAGTACGCGTTAATTAGTGAATTTAACGGGATGACAGATTCATAAGCAATCCGTCTTGCTTTATATTCCTGCTTCTTTTCAGCAATAGATCCTTGACCAACGATATTACCGATAGTTGTTTCTTGATGTGCTAGTTCCTCTACTAAAGCCTGTGCTTGTATTTGAATAGGCTTATTTGCATTGATTAAAATAGTTTTCCCGACGCAAAGACCGTCTAATTTATCAGGCATATCTTTTTCATATTTAACGGAATATTGAGTTTCGATAGATGCTGAAAGTGTATCTAATCTATTCATGTAATTCACATCACTTGTTTTTAGATTTTTTGACCATTTCGATATAGTCTAGTATTTTTGCCATATCTTCGTCAGTTGCATCAGGTTCAATGTGTGCGGCAATTAACGTAGCATTATCACTGGGTGCAATATTTCTATTTTCAGTTTTACCAAGAAGGTAGTCGGTAGATACATTAAAAATATCCGAAACTCGATTAAGTTCATCACTTGAAATCTTTCGTGTACCGTTAATAATTCTACTTAATGCACTATTATCGATTTTAAGTTTAAAAGCTACTTCTTTTTGAGTGTAATTACTTTCATCAATTAAATTAGCAATGCGTTTTCGAAGAATATCTTCGACAGTATTTTTCATTGTTCACCCTCCTTTTTGCGCTTTACGCAATAATTGTATCAAAAATTGTGATTTCAAGCTCTATATTTGTGAAATTAGCAAAAGAATGTTGACATTGTGATTTTCACAATGTAAACTATGATTATAGTAATTGTGATTTTAGCAAAAATGGTGGTGAGTAAATGTTAACGGAAATTGAGAAATTGAATTTGAATAGTATCCGAAAGCTTAGAGAAAAAAATGGATTAACTAAATCTGATATGGCTAAGAGACTGGGCTTTAAGACAACAGAAAAGTATTCTAGACGAGAAAATGGTGAATACAATTTTCAAGTTGATGAATTACCAATTATGGCAGCAATTTTCAAAGTTTCGATGGAAAAATTTTTTAGCTAGTTCGTTGTGATTATCACAATTAAAGGAGGTGATTACATGTCAATCGACAAAATGAAACGAGATATTCTAAATAGCCCAATGGCGGAGGTTCGAGGTACCGAACGAATTCAACAAATGCTAGACCGTCATGATGAGTCTTTTATCAAACGTATGTATCAATTGATGGTTGATGATGAAGAGGTTGCCATTATGGAATGAATCCGATGGCAACCGTTGATTTAATTGTAATTAATCAGCCGGTGAATTGATATAGAGCGTTTCTCACAATGAAAGGTGGTGGGACAAACGAATCTCACAGAAATTAAATTAGAAGCCGAAGCTGCAATTGAACGTAGCGGAATGCAAAAGCAATTTATCGCCAAAGAATTACAGACAACCACGTCTAACGTGAGTAATTGGTTAAGTGAAACTAGAAACTTTCCTATTGACCAGTTAGCGCGTTTATCTAAGTTGTTGGGCGATTATAGATTTTCTTGTTTGGCAGCCGAATACGTTTTTGGGATTGAATTGCTTCCTGATGATCAGGGGCAAGACATTCCCCAAACCCGCTTCTTTGCAAGTATCAAGGAAGAAAACGACCGGAAAGGTTTAGAAAAAGAGTCATTCTTTTCAATCATGGCTAAAAGCCCGACCGATTGGAACGATTCCGAAATAAAATTTATGTCCGGATATTCAAAAGAGTTGGAAGAGGAAACTTTAGCAGAAACAAGTTATAGCGCAGCTGTTAAACAGTCGCTGCGCATAGCAATTGATGGGAGGATTTAAAAAATGGGTCAAGTTATTCAAATTGACAGAACAGATGATGTATTAGCCGAGTTAATAGCGGATAAGTTGTTTAAAAAAATTGCACCTGTTGTCGAAAAAAATACCGCTAAACTTTTTGATCAATACGTTAACAATGATGACGTTATGGACAAAAAGACCATGTGTAAGACGATATTTCATTGTGATACAGCGACTTTTGATAGTAGGTATAATTCACTCGACTTCCCATTTATCGGTGATGGTAGCCGTAAAGCTTACTCAAAAAAGGCTGTTACAAAATGGATTGCTGATCACCAGCAAACAATAGGAGGGCAATTAAATGATTAAGATTGATGGCTTTGTCTTATTACTAGCATTCATCACAGTTGGCGGTCTTTGTTATGGAGCTGGCCAAATAGGATTCAAAAACTTATGGGGGTTCGATGATGATCAGTCTGATAGTAACGTTATCAAGTTTGATGGTCGCCGGTACGTACGATCTGATAGAAAGGCGCAATGAGCGCAACAAAAAAACCGCTGATGCTGGAACATCAACGGCGAATAAAGTAGTTCGATAAAACATTTATACGGTAATTATATCACAGAATTGAATGAGGTAAAAATTGTGAATAATAAAGAAATCATAGATCAGTTAGAACAAGCATTGGAATTAAAGAAAAAAGAAGAAGGTGCTTTTATTTTAGCGACGGCCATGTTTCAAGATGGCAATTCTAGAATTAGTAGCATTGCATACGGTGATCAATCAGAAGTAATCGTAGTTTTAGCTAAGTCTTGTATCGATGCATTAAAAAATAAACCTGAAGTCATTAAGAAGGCATTTATCGCGACTGTGGCTGACGGATTGGAATTAAAAATGGAGGACGAATAATGAACGCTAACTTAGCAACTATTCAAAGACAAAATTGGCAATACCACGAACCGGAAAATACAGTGTTCTCTGAAGATTATAAAGGCGACGCAATCTATAACGCAGATAGCTGTTTAGAGTTTAACGGAGAACTTTTCATGCCAGGTGATGCACTAGATTTTGTTAAATACTTAGGTGCAACGGAGGTAGAAAGATAATGACAAACGAAGTAATGGATAAAGAAGTTTCATTTGAAGTAAATGGCGAGAGTGTTCGTTTAACGCCTAATATGATTCAACAATTTCTAACAAGCGGTAATGGTAATATCACGCCGCAGGAAACAATGATGTTTTTAAATCTATGTAAATATCAGCATTTAAATCCATTCTTAAAAGAAGCATACATTATCAAGTTTGGTGATAAACCGGCACAAATTATTACATCGAAAGAAGCTTTCATGAAGCGTGCTGAATCATCACCCAATTATGATGGTGTTTCAGCTGGCTGCATCGTTTTGAGAAATGAAGAGATTGTTTATACCAAGGGTGCTTTTATATTGCCGATTGACAACTTAGTGGGTGCTTGGGCGGATGTTAAGCGTAAGGATCGTTCTGAACCGCATCATGTTGAAATTGGATTGAAAGAATTTAGTAAAGGCCAATCAACTTGGAATGCAATGCCTGCGACTATGATTCGCAAAACCGCGATCGTTAATGCACTGCGTGAAGCATTCCCTGAATCATTAGGAGCTATGTATACGGAAGATGACAGGAATCCAAATGAATCAACCGCGAAGGTTGTTCAAGGCCAACCAGCGCCAAGTAAAACTCAAAATAAATTAGCAGACATTATCGGGAGTGGAAATGATGCAACAAACGATGTTAGAGAACCTGAAACAGAGTCAGAACCTGAAATTATTGAGCCAACTAAGCAAGATGACCCAAAAGAAATTGAAGGAACCGCTGAACAATCAGAATTACTATAATAACGCTGCTGATTGGCGTTATATGAGTCCTACATTATTTAAAAGGTTTATGGCGTGTGAATTTAGCGCGTTGCACGCTTTGGAGAATCCTGTTGAGAATGATGCGGAGGCCTTGATTGTTGGAAACTTCGTCCATTCGTATTTCGAATCAAAAGAAGCGCACGGAGCTTTTATAGATGCCCACAGTTCAAGTATTAATGGTAAAAACGGGAAGCCTAAAGCTGCTTACGTAAAGGCTCAAAAGATGATTGATAGATTAGACAACTGGCACGCGTTTAAGGCTGCTTATCAGGGCGAAAAAGAAGCTATCGTGACAGGTAATCTGTTTGGCGTTGACTGGAAAGGCAAGATTGATTGTTTGAACGTTGAAGCAGGATTGTTTTTTGATATAAAAACCACGCGTTCAATTCAGGATCATATCTGGAATGAAGAAACTCGGACCAAAGAGAATTTCATTATCCGTTATAACTACACACTTCAAATGGCGGCATATAAGACCATGCTTGAACAAATGTATGGGCATGAATTTACGCCCGTTGTGATTGCTGTCAGCAAAGAAGACCATCCAGACATCCAAATGATTAGTTTTGATGGTTACGACTTTGACCAAGATTTACAACTTATCAAGGATCATCAAGAACACATCATGAATGTTATCTACGGGAAAGCAGAGCCATTTAAGTGTGAACATTGTGACTATTGTAAGGATACTAAGCAACCAACTGACGTCATTTCAGTTTTAGATTTGTGAGGTATGACATGAGAATAAAAACAGCTCAAATTGTTGGCAATGAGGCCATCTATAAGATTGGCAATCAACTAGAGGTAGAACAACTCAAAACGATGTATGGCGATGACGTAGGGAAGGTAGAAATAGGAATTGAATATATCGATCCACGACGTTTTTCCGTCAAACAACGAAAATTATTCTTTTCATTGCTTAATGACATATACAGGTACACCGGGCAAGGCATTAAAGAGCTTGAAGAATACTTCTTATCAAGAATATTATTCCGCTACGTTTGGCGGGGTAGTTGATTTGCATAATAGTTCAGGAACAACTTTAAGTGAGGTTAACTTACTTATCGAAATAGTAATTAACTTTATATTTGAATGGAATATTCCAGTCAATGAGGCAGCAAATATATTACCAAAAAACGAAGCATATTTCTTATATGGTTGCTGTAAATATAGAAAATGTATGGAGTGCGGATTAAAAGCGGATATTCATCACGTTGATGCATTAGGCATGGGGAGTAATCGCAATAAAGCTAATCATTTAAAACATCACTTCATGGCATTGTGTCGTAGACATCATCAAGAAATAGAACGAATTGGTCGTAAGGCCTTCAGCGATAAATATCATTTACCAGTAAGTGGAATTAAATTAGATTTACCAACACTAAAAAAATTAAACATTAAAGGAGGTTATATGAATGATTAACAGAGTCGTACTTGTCGGCCGTCTCACACGAGACGTCGATTTACGCTACACGCAATCAGGCAATGCGGTTGGACAATTCAACATAGCCGTTAATCGCAATTTTACGAACGCAAACGGTGATCGCGAGGCTGACTTTCTTAATTGTATTATCTGGCGTAAATCAGCTGAGAACTTATCGAACTTTACTCATAAAGGTTCACTCGTCGGAATTGACGGGCGTTTGCAGACTCGTAACTACGAGAACAAACAGGGCCAACGCGTCTATGTGACTGAGGTTGTCGTTGATAACTTTAGCCTACTTGACTCGAAAGCGTCTGGTGAGGCGTCTGGTAAGCAATCAGCAAACCATACGCAAAACAAACCGCAACAAAATAATCAATCTGACCCATTTGCAAACAATGGCCAAGCGATTGATATTTCGGATGATGATTTACCGTTTTAATAGGGGGTAGCTTATGGATTACTTCAAACAGAGACGGGCGTACCGAGATTTTAAACTTTACGAAGAAGACGTTTCAATGGGCCAAAATAATCTGTATCGCGAGTTATTAGACTACGCGAATGATAAAGGTGTATTAGATGACTACTTCAAGTTAAAAAATGACGCACTTGCCAGTCTTACTGGATTAACTGTATCCGGCTTAGGAAAAGCTAGAAACAACTTGGTTCAAATGGGTTTGATTGAATACGAAAAAGGTAAAAAGAATACAAGCATACCCGCTTATAAAATAAATTGTTTGTACGACTCAAACAGGGGTGCTAGGGTAACAAAAACGTTAGAGGGCAACAACCAGGACAAGGGTAGGGCAACAAGCCGGACACCAGCAGGGCAACAGCTAGGGAAACAAGGTGGGCAACAACCAGGGCAACCTGTTATTACTACTACTGACTCTAACTTAACTAATACTCAACAAGACGTCGACAACAGCGCAGTGGCCTTTTGGCTCAATCAAGTAAATGCGGTGGAGAAGCCGATAATTCTTGAACAGATTCAGTCATACGTCACTGACTTCAAAGATGATCAAGTAGTTATTCTTGCGATGAAGATGACAGTTGAGAATGGCGCTAACTCTTTTAATTACACAAAAGCGATACTGAACAGCTGGTTAAACAGTACGCCACCGCTATTAACGATTGATTCAATAAAGGCGTTTGAGCAACAACGTAAGCAAAAGTTGGCGCTCAAAAAGGCTAATGGATATGGGCGGAAACCTGTTAAGCAAGAGCCGACACCGGAATGGGCGAAACCTGATTACAAAGCACCTGAAAAGATCGAAACGCCTGCAATGACTGATGCTGAATTTATGGCACTTATGGAAGGTGATCAAGATGAAAATTAACTGGGGTAAAGAGTTATCTAGAGTGTCAGGTGAACAAGATTACGACCCTGGCATGCTTACTTACATTCGAAATGAGATGAAACGAGATGTCCTAAGCGGTGGTAACCCATTCGATGGACAATGTGCTGGTCTATTCAAATATTTTGTTATCGCAACAGTTTGGTGGCAAGCACGGCAATCTGGAGACACTAAATTGCATGTTGACTTATACGGAGAACCAGCACGATATCTTGATTTTGAAAAAGTTAAAAGCGAGGCGATTTTGAAATGACAGTATTACAACGTAAAAGGAATCGGGCTTTAACCAATTACATTAATTGCGATTGGGCAGATTTGCCTGAGAATGACATAAACAAAATTAGAGAGGGCTTAGGCATTGACCTCGCCGAAGTAGACAACGAATTGGAGTTTTATCGATATCGAATTACGCAAGGCAACGTCCGGATTTATTTTGAAAGCACGAAAGAATTGCTTAACTACTTTGGGATAGGCAGAACGGCATTGCGCGAAAGGATTAAACGTCATTCGCGTTATAACAATTATTTAATTGAACGCGGCTGCTGGGACGCTGGATTGCTTAAAGTAGGTATGGAGGTAGATCGGGATGATATGGAGGTGAGCGTATGACGTTGGCAGACAAAATTGAACTAATCAATGACGCTCATAAGCGGGCTAAGCAGTCCCACAACTATAATGCCGCTGCTTATTATGAAGCGCAGCTGGATTTACTAGAGAGTTTATTCAAACAAGGAATTGAATTCATAGAGGCTAAATAATTAAAAGAGTAGAGGAGGCCTAGGGAATGATTAAACGTAGGTGGTGGGTTCGCCATCCAAAGAGCGGATGGTATTTAGGCTTTAACGACGGCTATACATGGGTCAAAATGGATAACTCCCATTCGTTGTCGCTAACTGAGAAACAGATTAAGTCAATTAATCCCAAGTTTTGGGAATGGCGCGTAGAGGACAAGACTTACTTTATCTAGCGCAGAGAGGATAACAGTAATGATTAAAGGGATGTATGTAAGATTAAAAAACTACAACGTGTGCGGCCGCATTTCAGAGGTGCTGCCTGACGGTGTATGCGTTAAAGATGCAATCGGACAGCGTTATTTCTGCCATGAGTCCGAATTAGTAGCGATTACGGAGGGCGAAGTTTATGCCACGATTGGAGATGCTAACTAATGGATAGATGTTGGGATTGCGGTGCAACATTTGCGGATGGGGATTTTATGTATATTGGCGGCGGTGAGTACTGGTGCGCTAATTGTCAGAAAATTTATAAAGCTTGGTAGGAGGTTAAGTGATGAAATATGAAAAAGTGAAGTTACCTAAGATAATATTTGATTGGCTTGATAACGAAATAAAACAAGCGACGATGAGGCTTAATGTGGCGCAACCATTCACGACAATTGCCGCTATCTTGAATGAAATGAATAAAAAAACTTTCGATAGTGATCTATTCTGGTGGATCAACCTACCTGCTAACCAATGGAAGCTAATCGACGCCCTGCGGTACGGATATGAAGCTGAAACGGAACCGATTTATTATGTGCGGTTTATTCAAAACAATAGTCACAGCTTTTTGAACTCATCCGAATCGGATGGTCTAGAAATTTCTGATAATGAAGAGACCGAATACATTAAAACTAAATTCACAATGCCAGAAATCCTAGCAATCGACCCACGTTATAAGGCATTTGCGGTGCCGGTTGAGGAGGTGGACGTGAATGAGGAATGAAAAAGCGAAGTTACCAAAGTTTGTATGTGATTGGTTAGACCAGCACAAAGAGGAGCTTTGTGGTTATCCAATGACAGATATACGTATATTAACCAACGTGCGCAATCCTCTTGACGATGCGAGCCCTTGGGTATTTTGTAAGGGTATAGAAAACCAATGGAAACTAATCGACGCCCTGCGTTACGGATATGAGTCTGAACCGGAACCTAGATGGGGGATTAAAGCGGGTTATTGTTACATGATTGATAGTTGCCTATGGAGATTTGCTAATGTAACACCGGAGCTAGTTATTGATTGCGAGGCCGATTTCGATGAAAAATATGAAGCTGACAAAGTAGTTAATAAGTTAGGTTTCGGTGAAGTGGTTGATTTGAACAAGGAAGGCAAGGCTGATGACTGAATGTAAGTATTGCGATTGCGAAACGGTAGTAATTCGCGGTGATTATTAAATGAGAAAGTTAGGGACTAATTCAGATGATTAAGATATTAGAATTGTTTGGCGGGATTGGTGCCCCAAGAAAAGCGTTAGTCAATTTGGGCATTGATTTCAAATCGATTGACTACGTTGAAATCGATGAAAAAGCAGTCCGGACTTACAATGCGCTTTTTGACAACAAACAACGACCACAGAGTGTGGTTGATTACAACCTCAGGCCGGATATTTTAATCCATGGTTCACCATGTCAAGACTTTTCACGAGCAGGAAAACGCCTGGGAGGAAACGATGAAGATAAGACGCGGTCTAGCTTAATGTGGGAAACATTGCGTATTATAAAAAATCTTGGAGTATGGAAGCCTAAGTTTGTCATTTGGGAAAACGTTAAGGGCGTGCGCGACAAAGACATGATTCATTCATTTGAAAAGTATTTAACTGAAATGAACGAACTAGGTTACACCAGTAGTTTTCAAGTTTTAGATGCGCGTGATTTTGGAATCCCGCAGAAACGTGAACGACTATTTACGGTGTCTAAATTAGACGGAGATCCATTTGATTTTGAACAGTTGGCACATAAACCGATGGCAAGCATTGCTGAATTTTTAGAAACGAACGTCGACGAAAAGTACACGATCACATCGCCAAGCATGTTGAGCAAGATTGGCAGTGACGACGGGTCGAGTTTTGGCGGTCGTTTAAAACCGATTGACCAATTCGCCTGGACCATCACTACTAAACAGAATCGTTGCCCAAATTCAGGAATCATCAGTATCGGAAATGGTCAGTACCGCCTGTTAACTGAAAAAGAATGTTGGCGTTTAATGGGATTTGATGACGATGATTACAATGCTGCTTTAATTGCAAACCCAACGCGCAAAGGTTGCACCAATGGATCAATGTACAAACAGTCCGGCAATAGCATAGTCGTTAACGTTTTAGAAGCAATTTTTGAAGTCGTTTTGAACGATTTAAAAGTGTAAATAAAAAGACCGCGTTAGCAGTCGAAGGAGGATTAACATGCGAGAGATTAAGTTTAGAGCGTGGGAGGTAGTAGGATGATAAACCTTGTCGCGCACGTATCGGCTTACCTAATAATAGCCGTTGGATGCTTAGGCCTGCTAAGTTTGCTAACGACACTTATTTATATTTTAGCTAAGCGAATTCGAATGCGAAACGAACGTGATTTATATCCAGACGAAAAAGATGAAGGGGATTCCGATGATTAAAACTTACAGAAAAACAACAACGATCCAAGCTGAACAGTTTGATGGGTCAGTTAGGATGATTAGAAAATATAGTATTGGAGTCCCTCGTGGTGCCTATGTTGAAGAATGGCCAATGAACACACTTATGACTCTAGAAGGCCCAATGGAATTAAATATTGGTGACTGGATTGTAACAGGTGTTAAAGGCGAGCATTGGGCGATTGCTGACGATGTATTTAAGGCTAGTTATGTGGAGGCTGACTAATGACTACGAGCAGCTCAAAGCTGATAACAAGAGGCTTAAAAAGCGAAATGAATGGTTAGAGCAAGCCAACTGCGATTTAAATAAAGAAATAGAAGCAGCTTACGAAAGAATTCACCAGCTTACAATTAAGATTGAAGAGATATTTTAGGCACAAAAAAAGTCGCCCGGCAAGACGACTTAAATGAATTCACGGTAGTTCATTATTGACCACTATGTAATGAACATGGTCAGTATAACATAATAAAAGCCGCTCCCGAAAGAACGACGTAATTAGTGCGTGATTACTCTAATTATATCATACAAGGAGCGGTTGCCGTGTTATTACCGGAACTAGACAAACAAAAATGTAAAGACAACGCAAGAAAAGTATTAGGACAATATCGCCGTAAGGCTAGAATAGCAGGGCAGCCGCTGACAACTATTAAATCGCCAACAGCTAGTGACATGCCTAAAGCAGCCAGCGTTGAAAATTCGATGGAGCAAAAATACGTTAATGCCATCAGCACTAATCAGGATATCACCTATATGCTGCGGGCGTTTCAGAGTATCAGACAAGTTAACTTCCAAGTGCTCTATTACACGTATCTGGACAAAGAAGTCCATACCGACCTAGAAATCTCATCAATCGTATTTAATTCATTAAATGCCACCAAGACTGTTGAGCGTCGCCGGTCAGAGGGATTAATTGAATTTTGTGAGGCGTATAAGTACGGAGAGTTGCTTGTTTATAAAAATTGAGGGGATGCTATCCGCATCTTGTCCGCAAAGTGTCCGAGGGATGAGGGCAAAAGTCCGATTTGAGGTGATATTCTAGTAAAGTACTAAATCAGCAAAGGCGCGTTTTAAACTGCAACCAGTAATCATCGGCGGAAAACGAAGATCGCGCTGTTGTCAAAAATACGACCGTTAAATCTCAGTGGTGTTATCAATTAAAAGGATCAATGCGTTATTACACTGGGGTGCGTGAGATTAACACGTTGTTGCCGTGGACGATCGCGGACTTAATCATTCCTAGTAGCATATATATTAATGCAGCGCGGTAGTGCACCTGCGGTCACGAATCAGGTGAGAGTCCCGACTAGGATATTTAAGCCTTATAGCTCAACGGTAGAGCGCTTGGTTTATACCCAAGAAGCACCAGATTAGTGCGTGATATAGGTTCGAATCCTATTAAGGCTATGCACTACGCCTCCATAGCTCAGAGAATTAGCAGAAGTAACGGGTGTCATACGCACCGCACGTTATCGAGTGTTGACTTGGCTAATCAGCTAAGAGCGCATGCCTGATAAGCATGAGGTCGACGGTTGGAATCCGTCTGGAGGCATTCAATATGAGCTAGGGGGAAGAATATGTTTGTATTATTACTAATATTTCTAATTTTGTTAATGATTAGCGTATTTAAACTTGGTTACGATCTTGGGAAAAGCATCAGTAAGGCAGCTTAGGCTGTCTTTTTTAGTGCAACAAAAAACGACCACCATAAGGCAGTCGAAATCTGGAAGTATAATCCAATATGTGCCAGGTGTTTGGGGGTGCCTGACAGCTTCATTATAGGACAGTTAACGTTTACAATCAATGGCAGAACTGAATAAGTCATAGCCAATCGGTTATGGTTATTTTTAATAAGGGGAGGATGACCAAGATTATGGTTAAAAGGTTAAAATTTTTAATATCAATAACTATAGTAATATCAGCCTTATTTTCTAGAAATATCGAAGCCCTGTGTTTTTCAATTTCAGCGTTGTTTTTTTCATTTCAATAGTGCAATATTATAGTTAATGTCTAATTTATATGAGGTTATTGATAATGAAAATTGGAATATTTAATAGCGAACTATGGAAAAAAATATCAGCCACCGGAGGATGGGTTTTTGGATTTTTAGGGGCTTTAATATCTTTTATAGATATTGAAGAATCAATCAGAGTGAAAATGTTATGCAGCTTTGCTGGTTTTATGATTATTTTTTTTCTATTTGAGTTAATCAAAGCCAATATATTGTGGAAAGCAAAGTTAAACGTAGGAGAATCAGAAATAATAATAAGAAAAGGTGATATTTTCAGCAATGATATATATGAAAATAAAAAACTAATAAAGGTTTTTGCTTTTAATGAATATTTCGATACAAAAGTTGATGATAGTGTCATATCCCACGGTTCTTTAAATGGACAATTTATAGATAATCATATAAATGATGTATCATCGTTAGATGAAGCTATTGGTTTAGATAAAAGATTGTTAACCAGACATAAATTAGAAGAAAATAGTACTAGAGAATCCGGGAAAAAAATAAAGTATGAATTGGGTTCAATATTTAAATTCTCAGATGATATATTTTTGACTGCGTTAACCCATTTTGATAGTAAAAATAGGGCTTATTTATCTATTCAAGATTACATTAAATTTCTAGTTAACTTTTGGGACGAAATAGATGAGTTATATGCTGGCAAAACAGTGGTTATTACCCTCTTTGGATCTGGAATAACTAGGTTGGATCATGATAGATATACTGCAACAGAAATACTTGACACGATCCTCTGGACTTTTAAACTACGTAGGATTAAATTTAAGAAGCCGACTAAACTTGTGATACTTTTAGATAAGGATACAAATAGGCAAATCAATTATTTTCTTTTAAGGAGTAGATTTTATGGCTTACAGAAATAAAGTATACGTTGCGTTTGATGGCGATAATGACATTAGATATTACTATTTAATGAAAGCGTGGAATAAGAATCCTAATTTTGACTTCGAAATTAGTGATGCTCATGATTTGCATAGCTCTAGAGATACAAGTGCTGAAGAATCAATTAAGAGGAGCTTAAGAGAACGGTTCGCAAACTCTAAGCTATTTATATTGTTAATAGGAGAGCATACCAAGTATTTAACAAAATTTGTAAAATGGGAAATTGAAACAGCGATTAGGTTGGAACTGCCTATAATTGCGGTTAATTTGAACGGTTCTGAAAAAAATGATAATCTAATGCCTTCAAGTTTAAAGGGTGAGTTGGCAGTTTTTGTTCCATATAAAGAACATGCTATTAAACATGCCATGGAAAATTGGCCTGCTCATGATAAGGAGTACCGAAAAGCTGGTAAAACTGGTCTATATTACTACGAAAACTAAATTTATAAACAATCGGGAGACGCCATGAAAAAAAGCAAACTAAATAACATATTAAGTAAAGAAGAACAGCTTAGTAAAGTGCAGGAGTGGTCTAACACTACCAAAAGCATTATGGAAACTGCAGATACAAAGATTGATTTAGCCATTGATCAATTTAGAAAACTTCGAGATGATATGAAACACGAGGAAGAAGCTATTTCGCAATATAAAGCTAAACAAGAAGTTATTGATATTGCTTCTATCGGAACGTACCATAACGCTGCTCAGGAGATCTATAGAGCAGACGGAAGAATTACTAAAGATAATATTAAAGGCTATTTAGATGAATTATCCTTTGGTTTAGATTACCAGTTGAGTAAAATGAAAGATTAATAATTTGACAGTTTAGGCTGTCTTTTTTTGTACATAAAATTAAGGAGTGAGTTAAATGGACAACCAAAAGTTTATTGAAAAATGTAAACAACTAGTAGCAAAGTATGCAAACGAAAATATCGATAAAACAGATGGGACTAGCATCGCACCTGATGATGTATTTGTAGTTTGGTCAGTTAAAGCTTTGCAAAACAACAAGGCATTATTAAGCACGCCACTTATCGATGGGATGTATTACGAAGTTACGTATAACGGGGATAAGAAAGAATTGTACTTTGATGCATATAAAAAATGGAAAAATATTAAATACGACCTATAAGGAGAAGTCACTATGAATTTTGGACAGGCGTTTGAAGCAGTAAAGGCTGGAAAAGGGATGCGATTGCCGCAGTGGTCAAAAGATGTTGTAGTACGGGTTCAGAAACCAGATAAACATAGCAAGATGACAGAACCTTATTTGTACGTCGAAAGTCGATTTGGTCGTATACCTTGGAAAGAAACCGACATCGAACTGTTTAGAGAAGATTGGCAAGTGGTAGGTGATTAATCATGTCTAGAATGGTTCACACTAAGTATGGCTATGAGACAAGAGAGCAAGCATCTGCTGATGCCCGACTTGAAAAGTGGCTAGCTAATAAAAAAAGAATAGATCAAAGAAAACGTCGTTCAGAAAATGAGCGGCGTATTTTATTGCAGAAAAATAAATAAGCTGATGCTTAAAAGGAGGATGGTGCTATGTAATGCAAGATGAAGCGAAAAAGGACTACCTATCAGGGATGAAATATAAAGATATTGCTGAAAAGTATGAAGTGTCTATTAATACTGTTAAATCATGGAAACAACGTAATAACTGGCAACGTGGCCCAACTCAAAAAGGGGTGCACACAAAAAACAAAAAGGGTGCACACAAAGTTGAGAAGGTTGAGCCTAGAATTATTGAAGAGGTTTCTGCCAATGATGAGCTTAACGATCAACAGAAGTTATTCTGCTTGTACTATATACAGCGATTCAATGCCACGTGGGCTTATATGCAAGCATATGGTGTTGATTATCGAACAGCTAATGTGAATGGTCCAAGGTTGCTAGGAAATGCTAGTGTGCGCAAGCAGATAGATAAACTGCGTGGTGAGATTGCGAGTGACTTGATGCTAACTGCTGATGACATTGCTAAACAGTATGCTAAACAAGCATTCGCTGATATTGGCGATTACGTAGAGTTCGGCGGGCAAGAATCAACTATTATTGATGAAGATGAACGAGAGTTGCTAGACGACAACGGTAATCCGATTAAATCGCATAGATCGTATGTCATGTTTAAAGATAAGGCTAAGGTCGATACCTCTTTGATTAAGACAATTAAGTCTGGCAAAGATGGCCCAGTGATCGAACTATACGACAAGCAGAAGGCAATGGACGCATTGATGAACTATGTAGGTGAGAAACAGACGCTTAAGGGCCAACTCATGCAGGCTCAAATTGACCGCTTGAAGATTCAGAATGGTGATAACGATCCTGATGAAGATGACGACGATGGTTTCTTAGAGGCTATTGACAAGTCAGCGAAGGATGTGTGGTCTGATGAGTAATGTATTTAAGTTTACGCCGTTTTCCAAGAAGCAGATGCAAGTTTTGACGTGGTGGCGTTATGAGAAAACATGTGTTAAAGATGCAATCATATGCGATGGTTCAGTTCGTGCAGGTAAGACGCTTATCATGTCACTATCCTACGTTTTGTGGGCAATGACTGAGTTTGAAGAGGAACAGTTTGGTATGGCTGGTAAAACAATCGGTTCATTCCGGCGAAACGTTGTGCGCCCTTTGAAACGAATTCTAAAAGCTAGGGGTTACCGAGTTAAAGATAAGCGTTCGGATAACATCTTAGAGATTAGCAAGGGTGGCGTTACCAACAGCTTCTTTATATTTGGTGGTAAAGATGAAGCGTCTCAAGATCTGGTTCAAGGGTTAACAGCAGCGGGTTTCTTTTTTGATGAAGTTGCCTTGATGCCTGAATCATTTGTTAATCAAGCTACGGCACGTTGTTCTGTTGAAGGCTCAAAGCTTTGGTTCAATATGAATCCTGAGGGTCCGTATCACTGGTTCAAGACAGATTGGATTGACAAAATTGCTGAGAAAAATGCTATTCATATTCACTTTACAATGAATGACAATCCTTCACTGAGTGCCAAGATTAAAGCAGGTTACGAGCGAAGGTATTCCGGCGTGTTTTATCAGCGATATATCCTTGGGCTATGGGTGCTGTCCGAAGGCGTTATTTATGACAACTTTGATAGGCAAACAATGTCTGAAGACATCCCCGATGATATGCATTTCAGTAAGTATTATGTGTCCTGTGATTATGGGACGCTTAATCCGACTGTATTCTTGCTGTGGGGATTGAATAACGGTGTTTGGTATTGCATCAAGGAGTATTACTATTCGGGACGTGAAACCAAGCATCAGCGCACAGATGAACAATATGCCAATGAGTTAGTTAAATTCTTGGGCGGTATCAAAGCACAGATTATTATTGATCCTTCAGCAGCATCGTTTATCACTAAGCTAAGAAGTATGGGATTCACGGTTATTAAGGCACAGAATGATGTGCTTGATGGCATTCGTGCTACTCAAACGGCGTTGAATCTTGGGCAGATTAAGTTTAGCAATAAATGTATAAACGTGTTTAAAGAGTTTGCATCTTACATCTGGGATATTACAGCGGAGCAACGTGGCGAAGATAAACCAGTCAAAGAACATGATCATAGTATGGACGCAATGCGTTACTTTGTATTTATGGTTATTTACAAGAACAGAACAGCTAAAGTGTCAGCCAAACCGGCTGGCCTTTTTGGTTAGGAGGGATATTTTGGGATTTCCGATTGATAGAGAGTTGGCAGGGGACATTAATAACCCTAGCCTTGAACTCTTAGATTATGTGTTACGGAAACAAGCGAAGAACAAGCAGCGCTTTGACAAGTTAGACCGCTATTACAATGGTAAACATGATGTGTTAAATCGTCAGCTAAATGAAAACAGCAAGAATACCAAGATAGTTATCAACCATGCTAAATACGTCACTGATATGGCTGTTGGTTTCGTTACAGGTAACCCATTTAGTTATACTGCTGCACCTGATAAGAATATCAAAGCAATTCAGGACTCATTTGATGCAATGGACATCGTTTCACACGACACTGAATTGGAGAAAGACTTATCTGTATTCGGAGTAGCTTACGAGTTGTTATATCTGAAAGCAATCGACGATACGACAACTGAAGAGCGGATTGAATCAATTGATCCGCGTGGTGTTGTATTAGTCACCGATGACTCAGTAGAAAAGAATCCCTTATTTGGTATTCATTATCAAAAGAAGTTCGACTTGAACGGTCGTGAGAATGGCTATCTAGTTAAGGTATACACTGCTAAAGGCGTGCTTAGTTATCGAACTGTTTCAGGTCTGAGGATGATTACTGGTAATGTTGGTAAACCTAAGTATAAGGAGCACTATTTTGGTGGTGTTCCGATTATTGAATATCGAAACAACGAGGAAAAGCAAGGCGACTTTGAGCAAGCTATCTCTTTAATTGATGCATATAACGTACTTCAATCCGATCGTGTGTCAGATAAAGAAGCGTTTATTGACGCATTATTAGTAGTATATGGATTCACGATTGAAGGGCAACTAAAAAAAGGAATGATTGAAGCACCGGGTAAAGGGGCTGATGGTGCGTCTGTTGAATGGTTAACCAAGCAATTTGATGAATCACAATTGCAAGTGTTAATCAAATCATTGCAAGATGACATTCATAAGATTACTTATGTACCAAATCTCAATGATGAACAGTTTGCTGGTAATATCTCAGGCGAAGCTATGAAGTATAAACTGTTTGGTCTGTTAAACCTTATGAGCATGAAGTCTCGTTACTTAGTTAAAGGATTGAGACGACGTTTAGAATTAATGCAAAACATCATGCTGATTAAGTCCCAAGATGTCGATGTGAAAGGCACGAAGATTGATATCACGCCTAACATTCCGGTTAACTTAACGGATATTATTAACAATATTCGTAATGCTGACGGCTTTATCCCACGTGAAATCACATTAAGCTGGTTACCTGGTGTTGATGATCCTGCGGAAGTGGTAGCAATGTTGGATAAACAAAAAGCGGATGACATCGAACAGAACCAAAAAGCTTTGGGTCAACCAAGTAACAGCAATTTAGATGACAAACCAGACGACAAAGGAGGTTATCGTGATGATCAAGGCGACGTTTCAACTAAACAAAAGCAAACAGATAACGGGCTATCGGATTAGCGGTCATGCTTTGTTCTTGCCAAAAGGTATGGATATTGTTTGTGCGGGCGTTTCAGCGCTCACGATTGCTATTACTAATGAGTTGCGAAACGATGTTAGTGTTGATCATAATAACGGCTTTATCTCAGTTAGCGAGGTTCAACCAAGTTTAGTCAACATAACGCTCACTCATACTCTACTATCGGGGCTACAAAGCATTGCGGAACAATATCCGGATAACTTAACGGTAGAACAGTCGAATAGCTTAGAGGCGTAAATATGGCTGATAAGGACAAGCTTACTTATTGGGAGTTGCGATCAGCGATTGAGGAACAGAAGCTGTTTAAACGTGGCGACGAGTACGAACGGAAAGTTATCAGTGTTTATAACCAAGCTAGACAGTATCTAACCAATGCGGTTGATGAATTATACAAGCGGTATGATGGTCAAACAGCTTTGACTGAAGCTCAAGCAAAGGCGGCTTTAAACGACACAGTGCCAGCTACGGATTTGGTAGCTTTGCAGAATGTTGTTAAAACAATCGATGATAAAGATACTAAGATTAAAGTACAAGAATATCTTGATTGGGTAGCTGCTAAGTCAAGAATTACCAAGATGGAAGAACTGAAAGCTAAGGCTTATATCGTGGCTAAGCAATTAGCAGACGTTCAATTAGAACAATCAACTGATTATTACGTTAATGAGGTGAGAGATGCATACGCTAGTGCTTCGAGAGAAGCGATTATAGGCAATGCTCAAGCAAAGGCAGGTGTCTATCAGGGGGACACAATCCCGAAGGTTAATCATGAAACCAATCAGATTGAGTTTGTTAAGCCTGAAAAGAATACGACGGTAAAGTCTGAGAATACTGATGCATTTAGCGAGTTATCTACCAAAGAAGTTAAACAGATACTTGATAAACCGTGGCTGGGTAGCAACTATTCTAAACGAATCTGGAATGACACTGATCTGTTGGCCAAGAAGCTACAAGAACTATTTGCTGTATCTGAAATGACTGGTATGAGCCAACGTGAAATGGCTGATAAGATCGCTAAGGAATTTAATACTGGTATCGGTGTTGCTAGACGTTTAATCCGGACTGAAGCTAATCATGTACACAATCAGGCTAAATTAGCCGGGTGGAAAGCACATGGCGTTGAAAAGTATTCTTTAGTGGCTGTGCTAGATTTTCGGACTTCTCAAAAGTGTCGGGATATCGACGGAAAGGTTTTTGATGTTGATAAAGCTATTGTTAATGTTAACTTTCCACCATTGCATCCCTGGTGTCGAACGGTTGCGGTCGCTTGGTTTAGTTACGCCAAGTATGGCGGTAATCGAACCGCTAATGATCCTATAACGGGTGAGACTTTTAAATTAAGTACGGATGATACTTACAGAGATTGGGAACAAATGTTAATTAATAAATATGGCAATAAAAAGGTAATGAATGCCATGAAAAATGCGAAAAAATAGTAATTGACCTGTCAAATGTCTTTAAACTGGGCAAATTAACAGCGTGTGTGGGCTAAGTGTTTCACATCTAGAGATAAGCATTGTGTGTGGGTCAGAAATGATGTTCATGGGATGCTTATTTTTTGTGGAATGAATTGGTGTGCATGAGCTGCTTAGGAGGATTTTTAAATGAAACATGTCAAATTATTTTCAAGTGTCTTACCAATGAAGTTACAACTATTTGCTGATGGTGGAGAAGGTGGACCCGGTGCTGGAGAAGGTGGTGCTGGCGGTAATGGCGCGGGTGAAGGTGGGCAAGACCCAAATCCAAACCAAATTACTTTTACCGACCAATCTGAACTAGATAGCTGGTATGACAAGAAGTTTGCTAAGTCTGCTGAAAAGCTAAAGGAAGGTTGGAAACAAGAACAATCGCAACAAAAGGCGTATGAAGACATGACGCCAGATGAACAACGCGAACACGACTTGGAACAACAACAATCTGAATTAGCTGATCGCGAACAAAAAGTGACTATCGCTGAAAATCGGGCAAACATCACTCAAAAGTTAGCTGCTGATGGATTACCAGTTGGATTAGTTGCTGCCTTTGAACCCGCTTTGGCTGATACAGATAATCTAGAAGCTGTTTATGATGACGTTACTAAAGGTTATCGAGACGCTGTTAAGGAAGCCGTTGATAAGAAACTGGCAGGTTCATCTGATACGCCTGGTTCAACCGGAGGTGGTGGCGGTGGTAGCCAATCTGTTGGTGAATCGCTAGCCGAACAGCGCAATGCCAGTCAGCAAACCCAAAAATCTATTTGGGATAAAAAATATTAGGAGGAATTAATTATGTATGTAGGAAAGAAAGTTACAATGTCAGACATCAACTTTTTAGCAAGTGAACATTTTATTTCGTTCACTGAACAAGTTGATGAAAATACAGTGGGTGTTATTACTGATGATTTAGGCCACAAAGTTGTACCTGCTGGCACAGTATTCCCTTCAAACGATGGTAAAGCAAAAGGAATTACGATTCATGAAGTTAACGTATCAAACGGGCCACAACCAGTTGGTTTAATTGTTGAAGGTTGGTTATTGGCACAACGATTGCCAGTAATGCCAACTGATGAAGCTATGAAAGCTATGACTTCAATTAAGTGGCGTGACGTTGAAAAGAAAGATTAACCATCAGAAACAGGAAAATAATTAGAATACTGGAGGAACAGACATGAAAAAACAATTAGTTATGAATTTACAACACTTTGCGGACATCTTAGAAGTGTTTACTAAGAAAGATATTTTAGATTATACACGAAACCGCGCTTACCCTGAAATGCTTGGTGACACTTTATTTCCATCTCGTAAGACTCAATCGTTAGAACTAGATCAGATTAACGCTGGTAGTATGACACCAGTTATTGCATCAGTATCAGCATTTGATAGTGAAGCTGAAATTGGTAGTCGTGAAGCTAGCGCTCAAACGCTTGAACTAGCGTTGATCAAACGTAAAATGCAAATCAAAGAAAAAGATTTGATTGCACTACAAAATCCACGGACACCACAAGAAGGCGAATACCTTCAAGGACGTGTTTATAATGATATTGACACTTTAGTTCAAGGTGTCCAAGCTCGTGCTGAAAAGATGACAATGGAAATGCTATCCACTGGTAAAATCACTATCAAAGGTAATGGCCTAGATGCTAATTTAGACTACTCAGTTGACAAGAAACATCAAGCTACATTATCAGGTGTTGAATCATGGACTAATGATGCAAGTGATCCGATCAAAAACTTAGAAGACTGGTCAGACAGCTTAGACGTTGCACCAACTCGCGTTTTAACATCAAATAAAATTTTGCGTATCTTTATGCGTCATCCTAAAGTGATTGCTGCCATTTTCGGTAAAGATTCAGGCAGAACAATTGGGATGGCTGATTTGGATTCTTTCATGCAAGCCCATGGATTACCTGTTATCCGTACCTATGATAACAAGTACAAAACACAAGATAAAAATGGGAAATATATCTCTGAACGCTACTTCCCAGAAAATAGCTTTGTGATGATGAATGATGACTTGCTTGGCGAAAAAGTATGGGGGCCAACGCCTGAAGAAATCGCATTGACGGGTGCCGGTGATATTGAATCATCAATGATTGGCAATGTTTATACTGGTATTTATCGTTCAACAATCGATCCTGTTGGGACATGGACCAAAGCATCAGGCTTAATGATTCCATCATTCGCTGCTGTTGATGAAGTATTCCAAGCAACCATTGATCTAACTAAATAATTGGAGTGATTGTTGTGAGTGACGAAAAAGGTAAACAATTAGATGCATTGAAGCGTCTTACAAGTGAAGAAGATAATGATGCGGCTTTGATTGCTGACTTGTACAACGATGCGATCACTGAGGTTCTTGATTATACTAATCGGGATAAGATGCAAGATGGCATGTACGTATATGCTAAAAAGATTGCTAAGGTTGCGTTTAATCAACTGGATGTCGAGGGTGAGACGGCTAGAACTGAAGGCGGCGTTGTTCAAAACTTTGAATTAGGAATCCCTACAAGTATTCGTTCCAAATTAAATCGTTACCGAATTGCTAAAGTGAGGTCTTTGTATTGAGACTTAAACGAAGTGATTTAGTAGCGGTTTTTTTACGGAAACGAATAGTAGGGCATGATGATGAGTTGAACGAGACTATTACCTATGGTGATGGCCAAAAGCTAATGATGAACGTTCAGCCTGCGTCTGGACAAGTTGCAGCCGAATTGTACGGTGAGCGCCTACGTTACTTTGCTAATGCCAAATATGTCGGTAGTGAAATCAAGGAGAACCGTAACGAATTAGATGGTATTTGCTTGAATGTTCCGCCTGATGATGATCCTGATTACCGGATTGTAGCAATCAACACTTACAGCAATCATCTGAACATGACTCTAGAGAGGATTAAGCAAGATGGTGAAAGTAGAAGTAAAAGGGATGAGCCAACTCAAAGCGAAACTCGATAAGTTGCCTAAGGTCATAGAAGACGCTGTTTGGGATGCAAACTTTGACATTGTCGAGCTTGCTAGAGCCAATACCGTGCGCGAGATTCAATCTTCTACCAAACATGGGAGTGGCGAGACCGCCGGTTCATACAAGGATGAAGTTGTTATTAATAGCAACGGGCATGTTGTTGGTCGGATTTGGTCTGATAACCCAACAGCAATCTACCGAGAGTTAGGTACTGGTCAAGTTGGGCAAGCGTCACCTAAGGAGTTACCTGAAGGAGTCACGCCAGTATATCGGCAGACTCCTTGGTTTATTCCCGCTGAAGGGTTGCCCGATTTAAACGCTCTGTATGGCATGCCGTTGATTACTATCAAAGGTAAAAAGTTCTATCGAACAAATGGGCAACCTGCCAGACAAGCGCTCATGCCTGCCATTAAAGGGGCAAAACAGCAAGCTCCTGAAATCTATAAAGCTAATGTCCAGAAACAACTTAGAAAGTTGCGTGGTTAATTTGGAGATTATTAATATTAAACAGCTTGTGGCAGATATTCTGTCTAAACAGACAGATTTAAACTACTGCGGGACAAGTTATCCAGATGAGTTAACTAAGTTCCCTGCAGCAATCTACCACACCGCACATAAGCCGCATTTTATCGATTCTGATAAGCAGGAACTAGAAACTGATTGGACTGTTTCCATCGATTTGTTTAATGATCATGGTTCTCTTACAGAACTCTCAAACAAGTTAGTAAATGAGCTTGTTAAGTTAGGGTTTTCTTACACTTCAGGAGACCAAAATTTAGCAGGCGTAAAACGTACCGCTTTAGTATTCAACGCGATGGTTGATAACCAACGTAGAATGGTATTTCAAAATTAGGAGGAATTTCAAATGAAGTTATTAAAAACTGATTTACAAAAATTTGCAGAAACATTCGTAGACCCTAGTCTGGGTTTACTTACCAAAGGAACGAAACTGGCCTTTAAATCTAGTGCAGAAATGGATTTTGTCGAAGTAGCTGCAGTCAAAACAATTCCAGATATTGGGTCCGATCCAGAAAAAGTTGATGTTACGTCACTCGAAGACGGTAAGAAAAAATCTATTGCAGGCTTGCAAGATTCTACTAACTTAGCTTTTGGTGTCGTCTACAAAGGCAAGAACTTCTATCAATTGCTTGATAAACAAGGCACTGATAAACAATATGATTGGAAGATTACTTACCCAGATGGGCTAACTGTAACGTTTAAAGGTGCGTTCTCACTTAAACTCGGCAATGCTGAAGTTAATAAGAGCATGGATTACACAATTACAGTTGTGGTTTCAGACGGGCCTGATATCGTAGCCCCAAAAGCGTAACGGGAGTCACGCTTAATAAGACAACTTTAAGCTTAAAGGTTGGTGCTGTTGAAACACTAACCGCGTCCGTCACTCCCACGGACGCCATTAATAAAGCTGGTAAATGGGCTAGCGACAAAACTTCAATCGTTACAGTTGATCAACACGGAAAAATAACTGCTATTGCGGCTGGAACGGCTAAGATTACATTCACAACAGATGACGGTTCATTTGTTGCAACATGCACAGTAACTGTTACTGCAGCATAAATAAAACTTAGGAGGAAACAAACATGACAAACGGTAAACAATTTAACTTAGGCGGTCTAATGTTAGACCTACGATTAAACGGAAAGGCAATCTTAAACATTGAAAAGCGCTTAGGCACATCAATCATGTCACTTTATATGGGTGGCAATGGTGGGGTAGTATTACCCGCCACCAACAAGCTATTAATCGTATTACAAGGTGCAAATCAAACTCACGGTATTACTGATAAAGATATGATTGGTGGTTTCGAAAAGTATCTCGAAGCAGGCAACACACCAATGGATTTAAATAATGTCATTCAAGAATTATTGGATGAAGCTGGTTTTTTCGGCAAGAAGAAGGACGATACCAAGACAGATGGGGAATCAGTGGAAACGACTCTAGACGGGGAACCAACGGAAGTTACGGATCCAGAAGAAACACTATAACCCAACCTGAATTTAAAACTGTGACCGAATTACTCTATGGTATTTATCCATATGCTGTAGAAAATGGCATCAAGGCTGACGAGTTTTGGCAGATGACGTTTGATGAAATTATGGTTCACATTACTGCGACAATTAAACATCACAGAATCATGCTTAAAGAGCGTGCGGTAATGGACCATAAGACAGCAGAACTCATGGCATTTGCTGTCAATGACCCAAGTAAGATGCCGTCTGTCGAGAAACACTATAGCTTTATGGATGACAGTGCAGAGCGTCAACCGGTTACATTAAATAATGAGCCTGATCAAGCTGAGCCAGAAGAATGGCAAAGTGATCAGGCTATTTTACTGCAACAGGCTATGTCAGTTAGGGCTACTAACGAACGAAAAAAGAATGAATAGGAGGTGAGTGAATGGAGTTAGAAACGCTTGAGGTCTATATTGATGCCAATCTCAGTCGGATTAATGAGCAACTTGAAAAGATTTATCCGGCTTTTGAGAAGGTGTTTAGCAGAGTCGAACAGATTACTGGTGCCTCAATGGATAAGACTGAAAAGTCTATGGACATCAGCAAGGGCAGTAATAAGTTAATTGATGAAGTCAAAAAGATTAACGAAAACATGTCCAAACAGTTCGACAACATGTCAAAAAATGCTGAATCATCCATGAGTAAAACAGGTGATGGCATGGCTAAAGGCATGGCCTCATCAAGAGTTAAGGTTGGCAAAGAAGTTGATCAACTAGTCAATAATGTTAATTCAAAGATGGACCAAGCCAGAGCAATCCAACAAAAGGTCTCTTTCCTTCAAAATAAGAAAGCTGTTGCTACCTCTAGTGGGAATCCATTAGATGCACAGAAGTTTGATGCTCAGGTGGCATCTGCTGAAGCACGAATGACACGGTATCAGAATCAAGCTAAAGCTCTTGCTGCGGAAATGCAGTCGGAGTTTGACGCTATTCCAGCATCGTTAAATAAGATTGCTCAAACAATGGATCAAAACGAAGCTGCTATTAATCGGCTGAAAGCTAATATTAAGTCTTTACGGGCAGAACAAGCTGAAGCTGAAATGCCAACAGGTAACTTTACTGACGGTTTTGGTTCAAAAGCAACTGCTAAATCATCAAAAATTGGTGATCAAGCCGCTAAACAAGAAGCGAAAATGGCGAAGCTAATTGCACAAAATGACTCACTTGGCTCAACCTATGCAAAAGTTGAAGATAGAAGTAGTGCATTAAAGGGTGCTTTAGGAAAGCTGAATACTGAGTTAGATAAATCGGCAGTAGCTACTAAGCGAACTAACAATAGTTTTAGTTCTATGAAGAATCATCTAAGCGAATTGGGGAATAAGTTTTCTTTCTTAGGAAACGGATCCAACAATTTAAATAGAGTGGCTTCATCGGCTGAAAAAAGTAGAAATTCAATGTCTGGTTTAGCTAGAACGGTTCGAATGCTTGGTTCCCAATTAGTTGTATTTACCTTAATGTATCAAGGAATTATGATGTTGGCATCCGGACTAGGCAGTGCCTTGATGACCAATGCCCGGTTTGCAGCATCATTTAACCAAATCAAAGTTAATCTTCTAACGGCATTCTATCCAATCTACACAGCAGCGTTACCAGCGATTAATGCGCTTATGGATGTATTGGTAAAGGCGACTGGTTATATTGCACAATTTACCTCAGCACTATTTGGGATGAGTCGTGGTGCTGCTAAACAAGGTGCAGCGGGACTTTATAATCAGGTTAGAGCAATTAACGATACAGGCAGTGCATCCAAAGAAGCATCTAAACAAGTTAGAGAAACCAATAAACAGATTACTGCAGCCAATAAAAAGGCGGCTGAATCTGCTGCAGCAGCAAATGAGGCTTCTCGTAAACAGATGCAAGAAACTAAAAAGAAAGCACAAGAGTTAAAAGGCGCTTTGATGGGCTTTGATGAAATCAATACGCTCTCATCAGCTGAAGACAATCCTGATTATTCTTACGATAAACAAAAACCCGATAAACAACCATTGCAATCTGCTGATTCACTTGATGATGTCCCTGGTACTAATTTTAATATTCCTGATGGTGCTCAATTCGGTGGTGCTATCGCTGTAGCAAATGAGTTTAAAAAGATCCTAGCTGATCTATTTAAACCCATGCAAGAAGCGTGGGATAAGTATGGGAAAAGGGTTATCGATGCTTGGGAATATGCCCTACGAGAAGTAGGCGGACTAATTAAAGCTATCGGTAAGTCATTTATGGAAGTTTGGACAAATGGGACCGGTGCTGTATTTATTGGTAATATCCTTAAATTATTGGCCGATGTTTTAAATATTATTGGTGATATAGCGAAAGCATTTAAAGATGCTTGGAATGATGGTGGACGAGGAACAAAACTAATCCAAACTATTTTTGATGCCTTTAACTCCATATTGAACCTCTTACATTCTATCGCGACATCGTTTAGAAGTGCTTGGAATGACGGAACGGGACAGGCTATTGCAGCAAATCTCCTTGATATTTTTACGAATATTTTTAAAACAATTGGGAATTTAGCAGATCAATTTAATAAAGCTTGGAATGCCGGTAATGTTGGAAAATCAATATTTTCGGGTATCTTGGGTATAGTAAATGTTGTGTTAGATACGCTTAAAAAGATGACTGGTGCAACAGCAGACTGGGCTAAAACACTTGATTTTAGACCTTTACTAAACTCGGTTGATGGATTACTTAAGGCAATTCAACCGCTAACTAAAAACATTGGTGATGGTCTTCTTTGGTTTTATAAAAATGTTTTACTTCCACTCGCTGGATTTACAATCACTAAACTAATACCTGCCTTTTTAGACGCATTATCGGGTGCAATAAAGTTATTGAATGGTATCATCGATGCTTTAAAGCCTGCCGGAAAATGGCTTTTTGATAGTTTCTTAAAGCCAATGGCGCAATGGACAGGTGGAGTTATAGTTTCAGTTCTTGAAGGTGTCGGGAAAGCGCTTGGTGTTGTGGGTGATTGGATAAGCAAGCATTCGGAAGGTTTTTCAAATTTTGTTATTGCTGTTGCAGCATTCGCTACTGCTTTGAAGGCTATCTCAATGGTTCAAACAGCCGTTACGGTCGTTAGTGGAATAATGTCCGCATTAAGTGGTATTGGTGGCATAACAGGAGCGCTATCATTGTTAGGCTCTGGACTAGGCGGTATTGTTACATTGCTTGGTGGACCATTTACACTTGCAATTGCGGCTGCGATTGGCGTTGGTGTTCTTCTCTGGAAAAACTGGGATACTGTGAAAGAGAAGGCTGGTCAGCTTGGTAAGTGGATTGGTGAAAAGTGGGATGGTATTAAGAAAGTAACAGAGAAGGTTTGGAATGGAATCACGAAGTTCCTTAAAAAATGGGGTAGTGATATTCTCATTTTTATGGTTACTGGACCAGCTGCGCCTTTTATCTTATTTGGGAAATACGTTTCTAAACATTGGGATGAGATTTCTAAATCAACCTCTAAAATATGGGGAAATGTAAAGACAACAATAACTAATAAAACAAAGGAAGCCTTTAATAATGGCAAGAAATACTTTGGAAACCTGAAAGATTCAGCAATTTCTCATTTTGAAAGCATCAAAAAATCCGCGTCTGATAAATTTGAGAATATTAAATCAACGATTTCTTCAAAAGCGAGCGCTGCTAAAGGCGGCGCTTTACGCGCTTGGTCATCAATGAGAGATAATACTAGTCCGTACTTTAGTTCTGTTAAGTCAACTGCAAAAAACGCGTTTGATAACGTCGCAAGTTGGGCCGGTAATTTAGGTGGCAGAATGGCATCGGGACTTAGAAACGGAATCAGTGCGGTTGGTAGTGCAGCTAAAGGAATAGCAAATTCAATTGTAAGTGTTATCGGATCAGCAGTTAACGGAGTTATCGACGGCGTTAAGTGGATTCTGAAACACGTTGGAGCCTCAGGTGCAGCTAGTGGATTACACCATTGGACAGTACCTAAATTTGCAACTGGTGGTACTCATAGAGGTGGACCGGCCTTGGTTAATGATCAACAAGGTTCTTTATATCGTGAGGCTTATCAGCTTCCCAATGGTAAAACTGGATTATTCCCACAACAAAGAAACTTCATTGCCGATATGCCAGCTGGTACTAAGATTATGAATGCTTCTAACACAGCTAAGTTAATGCAAAGTAACATACCTCATTACGCTTTTGGTATCGGTGATTTTAGCTTCCCTGAAATTCATATACCTGATATGAGTAACATCTTTAGCGGATTAGGCGGTGCATGGGATTCAGTTGTTGATACCGCTGAATCCATCTTCGATGATGTCACTCATCCGGGTAGAGTTTTGGATTACGCAGTCAATAAGTTCACTAAATTTACTGGCTTGGAACATCCTGCGTTGGACGTTGCAACTGGCAGTGTGGGCAAGATTAAAGATGGTGCTTTAAACATGGTCAAAAAGGCCCTAGAAGAGTTTTCTCCTGAACCCAGTGGTAGTGGTATCAAGAGATGGGCAGGTGTAATTCGTAAAGCGCTATCCAAGAATGGCTTGCCTACGAACGGCGCTTATACTAATGCGTGGTTACGCCAAGTTCAAACTGAATCAGGCGGTAACGAGCATGCTATACAGGGTGATATCGGTGATATTAATAACAAGACTGGTAATCTTGCTCAAGGTCTATTGCAGGTTATTCCGCCAACTTTTAGAGCTAATAAGTTCCCTGGTCACGGGAATATCTTAAAAGGTTACGATAATGCACTAGCGGCAATTCACTATGCTAAGGCGCGTTATGGTTCTGATATGTTAGGAGTTATCGGGCGTGGTCATGGTTACGCCAATGGTGGTCCAATCTTTAAGCACGGACTTTATGAGATGGGTGAAGGCAATAATCAAGAAATGGTGTTGCCTTTAACCAATAGATCTCGTGCTTGGGAATTGATGCAACAAGCATCGGAGATGATGGGCTTTGGTCAATTGCAATTGCCTGAAGTGTTGTCTCGAGAAGATAACTTCTCAAGTAATTTTGATTTATCAAATGGTAATAATACCCAAACTGGTGGTGTAGGCACTAACAACGTGCTATCAGTAATTGCAGAGTTGTTAAGCAATAGAGGTAATGATGGCGGGCAACAGGCAACTGTTGAACAACCACTCATTCTAGAACTTAATGACGATGTTTTGGGTAGAACTGTTATTAAGGTGATTAATAAAGAAATTAAGCGGACTGGTAAGATTCCGCTCAACATTTAGGAGGGATTGATATTCGTGTCATATTTAAAAATTGGTGGGACAGCGGTTAAAGCACCGCAGTCTTTTCAGGTAGCAATTCAGGATATTGATGGCAATACAACGAGAAATGCAAAGGGGAATATGAACCGGGATAGGGTCGCTGTGAAACGGAAGTTACAAGTTTCATGGGGGCCTTGTTCTATGGCTGAATCTGCTGCTATTCTTCAAGCTGTGTCCCCAGTATTCGTTTCTGTAACTTATCCTGATCCACAAGATGGAAAAATAGCTACACGAACCTTTTATGTTGGCGACCGAACGGCGCCGACTTATTCATGGAACGCTCAGTTTTCACGGATTGAATGGAAGGGGTTGTCTTTTGATTTTGTTGAGAAGTAAGGAGGGATTATATGCTGAAAGTAAGTGACGCGTTTAATTCAGCGTTTGCAGCGCCGGATAGAGAGCTTCGTGCGCGTGTCACGATTGGAAAGACCGTTTATGATAGTGATGATTTAACTAGTATTAATTACGATTCGGGCGCAATGACCGGTGAGCAGTTTTCTATTGGCTCAACCTATATGAACTCGGCAAAAATTATTTTTAGTCACTTAGTTGAAGGTTTGAAACAACTAGATGAAGTTCTAGTTGAGCTTGGCGTTCTTAAACCAGATGGGACAGTAGAGTACGTTAAAATGGGGACGTTCATTGTCGACGACAAAATTCAAATGGATCGTAATAACAATACGACCACGATTGAATGTATGGATAGAATGACAATGTTAGGCGGCACCTATGTTTCAAAGCTAACTTATCCAGCAAGAATTAAGGACGTTGCCATAGAGATTGCTAATATGGCGGGCGTCAAAGCTAACGAAACTAGCTTTGCAAGATTATCAGAAAACAAGATTAATCAACCGACTGGCTACACTTATCGTGATGCTATAGGTTTAATTGCACAGTTTCAAATGGGATTCGCATTGTTTGATCGTGACGGATTGCTTGATATTAGAACGTTACAAGATAATTCATTTAAAATTGACCCAAACCAATACTTCTTAAAAGGCCTCGTTAAAAACGAGACCTTTTTTAAGTTGAATGGTATTAGTTGTACTGTTGTGACTACAAGTAAGGATGAAAACGGTAATGAGACATCCAAAACAACGGTGCTGCAAAGTGGTTCAAGTTCCGGGGCACAGATTAAGCTAGCTAATAACGTCATGACTCAAGATGTTTTAGATCGTATGTATGAAGCGCTCAAGTTTACTAATTACTATCCGTTCAGTTTAAATTGGAATGGCAATCCAGCTGTTGAAGCTGGTGATTGGTTAACTGTTGAAGATTTACAAGGTAATGAATTTAAAGTTCCTAATATGTCTTACACGCTTACTTACAATGGTGGTTTAACAACTACCTCTAAGGCAGATACGTCGGTTAGTTCGCCAGCAACTTATAGTTATGGTGGATCTATGAGCAATATTGTTAACGAAATTGGTGGTCGTGAAGGCGCTGAGGGTAATCATATCTATGAAGGAACTGAAGATCAGAAACCACTCTTTCCTAAAGAGGGAGACCTTTGGTATAAGCATGTTGGGCCTGATACTGAAGAACGGATTTATAAGGATGGAAAATGGGAGTTCCTAACATCTACCAAAACCGCTAATGACGCGGCAGACGCAGCGGACAAAGCATCAAAAGAAGCCGAAGAAGCAAAGAAGCAGGCTAATAAGGCAGTAGATGGTGCCAATGATGCAGTCGGCAAAGCAGGCTTTGCGAACGACACGGCGACACAAGCTAAATCAGATGCGGCCGCAGCTGGTCAACAGGCTAAAGACGCTTTAACAAGCGCTGGAACTGCTATTACCGACGCCAAAAAAGCCTTGACTAATTCAAATAGCGCACAAGCCGATTCAGCGCAAGCGAGAAAAGACTCAGCTACCGCAATTAAAGACGCAGCGGACTCTTTGACGTCAGCTAAAGACGCGATTAGTAAAGTGGGAACTTTAACGACCAGTGTCACAAGTCAATTCACGACGGTTAATAATGAGCTTAATTCAAAGGTTAACCAAACCGATTACGATAAGTTAAAAGGCACTGTCACATCACAGCAGACCGACATTTCTCAAAATGCCAATAGTATTAAGTTAAAGGCTGATAAGTCGTACGCTGATACGATTAATAATAGTGTTGTTAAAAACACATCAAGCGTCGGGTTGCTTAATGACCAGATTGCGTTAACCGTCTCCAAAGCTGAGCTTAATAACACGTTATCGAGCTACGCCACACAAACATGGACACAGTCGTAGATTAAGACGACCGCTGATTCGATAAATCTGAGCGTTAGCAAGGTACAGACTAATTTGGATAATATGCAAATTGGTTCGCGAAATTACATGAAGAATTCATCAACACCGGTAAAAGTTGGTGTTGATTGGGGCACTAATCGTTATGTTATATTGCCAACTTATTTAACTGAGGCCGTTGGAAAACTAACGTTCAGTGCTAAGATTTCTGATTTAACGGATAATACTAGCGGAAAAATATCGATTGGAATGTGTACACCGAATAATGCAAATATTGGGTACGGTACTAGAGATGTTCAAATTGTTGATTCGACTTTAACAGTTACTTTTGATATACCCTCCGATATGTCTGATAGAACATGTATATATATATATGGTAATTCAGGTACTTGGGATGGTTCAGCAACTGGTCATTTAACAATTAATGATTACAAACTTGAGAGAGGCAACAAAGCAACTGATTGGACGCCAGCACCAGAAGACATGGCAACGGAAGTACAATTTAGTCAACTACAATTAACAGTAAACGGTATTCAAGGTACAGCTCAGAATAAGGCTGATAAGTCACAGATTACGCAACTGGCTAACCAAATCAGTTTAAAAGCCGACACAACGGCGCTTAATACTTTAAAAGGTACAGTTGACAAGCAAGGTTCCGAAATAACGCTTAATACTAATTCAATTAAATTGAAGGCTGACCAGAGTTCAGTTAACACCTTAAAGGGAACAGTTGACAAACAGGGTAGTGCCATTGACGTCAACACGAAAGCTATTGCTTTAAAAACCAGTCAAAGTACCGTTGACACACTAACGGGGCGTGTCTCAACCGCCGAAGGTAAGATAACCGTTCAAGCGGACCAGATTGCGCAGACAGTTTCAAAAACGGAGTTAACAACTAAATTGAATGACTATGCGACTCAAACATGGACGCAAGGGCAAATCAAGACGACTGCTGACCAGATTAATTTGAGCGTGTCGAAGGTGCAAAGCAACTTAGATAACATGCACATTGGGTCACGTAATTATCTAAAAAGCTCTGACACGGTTGTGCAACTACACGGCGTCACACAGACATATCCTAATGGTGTACGGGCTGATCAACGGTATGTAATGTTCCAGCCAATTCAGCGCTATACAGAAGATGTATGGGTATTTTCAACAAACTATATTCCTATAGCACCAACGCCAGCGCAACCAAAATTAGCGGTCGGTGTGATGAACCATGAAGATACTAATTTATTCACCATACTTGGAGATTTTCCAATTATTGATGGTCGACTCGTAGCGGCAATAGACTTGTCGAAAGTTGATAAGCAGTTCGATAGCATTATTGTATATAGCTCGTACAGTGGATGGGAGAACTCGAAAGATAAGAACGCTCAATTCGACCATTATCAAATGGAACGTGCAACAACCGTTTCGGACTGGCACCCAGCGCCAGAAGACATGGCAACGGAAGTACAATTTAGTCAACTGCAAGTAACAGTAAACGGTATCCAAGGCACAGTACAGAATAAGGCTGACCAGTCGCAAGTCACGCAACTGGCTAATCAAATCACTAGTACGGTTACCGATTTGAGCGCATATAACTTAATCACAAACACTGAGTTTGAAGACCAAACACTTAATGGTTGGGGATTTGCTAATCCTTCACTATGGTCGGTTGGCTGGAATAATTCAGATGTATATATGGGAAGCAATGCTCTTCGCTTTCACAGAGCATCAACGCAGACTCCAATCGGATGGACCGATGCTGGTTCGGATTGGATAGAAGTGTACGCAGGTCAAGTTGTATCAGCATCCGCAGTGATGTATCAAACCGGTCCCGAAGGTGATGGATGGACACCAACAGGATTGTTTATAATCGAAATAGATTTTTACAAAGACAAAACGTCTGACAGAATGGAATTTTATGAATCTAACGTTTTTGACATAAAAAGCCCCTATGTAAAGCAACAACTAAAAGTTGAAAATATTAAAGTACCTGAGGGGGCAAATTATGCAAGACTCCATGTGCAAACTAACGGTACTGGGAACATTCTAATTGCACATCCGATGCTAGTAAAAAGGGCAACTGCTGACACATATGTTAGCGGGGCAGTCTCACAGTCTCAAATCACGCAACTGTCCAATGACATTAACTTACGTGTTCAAAAAGGCGACGTGATCAACCAGATTAACATCAGTCCGGAAAGCATCTTAATTGCTGGTCAAAAAGTCCACATCACGGGGCAAACACATATCGACAACGCCGTTATTAAAGATGCGATGATTGCAAACGTCAAAGCTGATAAGATTACCGCTGGCACGATCAATGGGGCTAACGTGAATGTGATTAACCTCAACGCTAATAACATCACGACCGGGACTTTAAAGGGCGCTAATTTGAGTATGAATCTGAACACTGGTGAAGTTGTATTTCAGAAGGGTGCGATTAGGTCAACCAATGGCAATCTAAACATCGATATCAGCAAGGGTACAATGGCGGTTATCAACCAGTACAAAAGTGGTTTTTATTTTGAAGATGGCAAGCTTGTTTTAAATGACGGCTGGTTGGAAGGTACTTCGAACCAGCCTAAATATGGGTCGCTTGAATACAACGCCAATTTCTTCACTGTTAACGGCTTAGCTGTTAAAGGAACAGAAGGCGTGACGATTGGGACACCAGGTTACAATCCATTAGCAATGTTCACGTCAGTTAATGAATCCGGGATTGCAATTGACAAAAAACATCTAGAAATAGGAAGTGTTGGCCCAACAATAATTAGTTCTGGCAATAGATTCTTTATGAATTTATTGACACAGTCGCCTTTTATTGCCGTTGGGACAACAGCGGATGGTAGTTATATGACTACTAGTGATCCTGGATCTCGAATTTCTTTATACGCAGAGTATGTACACATTAAATCGGCATACTCAAAGACAGCCAGTGGTTCAGCCAATGTTATCGTTGCCCAAGATGGAGCGCTAGTACGGTCAACCTCAGCATCGAAGTACAAAACGGATATTATCCGGGCGAACGCCACGGATTATGGGGATAAGCTGTTAAATCTGCCAACCGCAACATGGACAGATATTGCCGAAACTAAACGTTATCGAGATGATCCAGTTAATCAGGTTAAACCAACACGCAACTTCGGGATGATTGCCGAAGATTTGGCGGATGCTGGCCTTGAAATGCTAGTTGTCCGTGGCGCAGATGGTGAATTAGAAGGGATTAATTACGACCGAATTGGGCCCGCGTTAATTCCGGTAATCGCGAAACTTAAAAATGAAGTTGAAATACTTAAACGAAAATTGGAGGAAAAAACAGCATGACAAAAACACTAACTTTTAAAAATTCAGAACTATCAGTAGTCGGTAATTTCTTGGGAACGTTAAGCCTAAAAAATAAGGCGAGTCGCGGTCGCACTAAACTAATTAAGTTAATCTCGGCTAAGAATGACGAATATAACGAAGAGCGTAAGGATGCGCTTGAACTGTTCATTAAGAAAGATGAAGCTGGCAATGATGTAGAAGGCGACACTCCGGGGTCAGTCGTTCTGATTGAAGAAAAGCAAGATGAAGCCAACGCCGCTATTAAGGAAATTGATAACGAGTCCGCGGTCATTGAGTTTACAGAATACAGCGAAAAAATGAAGTCTCTATATGATGCCATTGTTGATTATCCAACAGAATTTAGCAATCAGGACGCCGCTATTTATGATTTATTAATGGACCAACTGGAATCAGTGTTCGAAAATGAAATGGAGGAAACAAAATAATGAATATTAAAAAGACAGCATTAACTTATAATTTCGACGGTGATGGTAACACCTCGTCCATTACGGTTAGTTTGTCGGGCAATGAAGGCGCAGATTACTTAAACGCCAATATGACCGTGACAGCCGAAGACTTAACCGATGGGCAAACGTTCGATGGTTTAACTATGAAGGCCATCACAACGATTGCGCGTGAAAAGTTAGCAAAGTCCACAGCCGTGAGCGCTAATGCGTAATCACGGCTGCTTAATGACAATTATAATAAGCATGGCTATGTGGGCCGTGCTTATTTATTTTTGTCTCAAACTAATTATGTAGGAAGTGGAGAAATGTTGGGTTTTATCAAAGGAGGTGGCATCATGGATATTATGTTTTCAGGCGGGGTGCCAATTATTAATTGGTGGTTTTATCTAGTTGGCGTTGACCTAATCACGGGTTACGCTAAAGCATTAAAGCAACATAGTTGGAAGTCAGCCGTTAATCTACAAGGGGTTGTTATTAAATTGGCCACGCTTTGTACAATCGTGGTTGCATCGGCACTAGACCACGTAGCGCCATATGTTGGTGTAGTGATCCCTATTAATTTAGGACTGATTTATACGGCGATTCTAATTGCTTATGAATGCGGTAGCATTTTGGAAAACGCCCACGATTTTGGCATTAACGTAAAATGGTTAATGAAATATTTAGATGTTTTCACAGAACAAGTAGAAGAAAAGGGGAAACACGATGAAAAATAAATACGGAAAAGCTTTGGCCATCGCGATGATGGCTATTTTATTTGGGATTTTTTCGATCAATACGGATAAGGTGCAAGCGTCATACACTATCGATTACACTTTTGCGTTTAACGCTAATCAGGGGAGTTCACAACTTGCCTCGCATTCATATATTATTATGCATGAAACGGCCGCGGAAGCATCCGGGCGCGACGTCGCTGCTAACATGAAAAACAACTACACGCCTTACACTGCTTATTCAACTTTCGTAGTCGGTGACGGTGGTAAAGTTTATCAAGTTGGCCAACCGGGCTACGTTGCGTATGCTGCTGGTAATGCAAATGGGTATTCGCCAGTTCAAATCGAACTTCAACACACGTACGACAAGGCCGAGTTCGCGAAAAACTATGCAACCTACATCGAGTTGGCCCGAGATTACGCCAAGAAATACGGCATCCCAACGACGCTAGACGCTGGTGGCGCTGGCACACCGGGCATTAAGAGCCATTTGTGGATCACGCAAAACATCTGGGGAGACCACGTAGACCCTTATGGTTATTTAGCGTCTATGGGTGTTTCTAAAGCTAAGTTAGCAAATGATTTAGCAAAAGGAACAACCTCAGTAGGCGGTGGCAATACCACAGCACCAACGACACCTATTAAACCAACAACGCCTAGTGCAAGCGAATGGGCTGAAAATTGGCACTTCAAGAATGGTGATCAACCAATCCAAGCACGTTTAGGCACACCGTCATTAAGCGCACCATTAGCCGGTAAACTTCCCGCACACACAACAATTTACTATGACCGTGTTGCAGTACGTGACGGATATGTTTGGTGCCACTGGACAACAGACAGAGGGGACTCAGTTTGGATGCCCGTTCATCCAGTCGGAACGGCCAATAATATGTGGGTATCATTTAATTAGCATTGAAAAAAGCCAATCTCACTTAGTGTGGGATTGGCTTTTTTATTGCGATATAATATAATCACTATTAGGAGTTGAGCGCATGCCTGAATTTAAAGAAGTTAAAATCAATGACCAATACTCTTTAACGTTAAATGAGACGGGGAACGTCGTGTTGTCTAGGGTGGGTGTCGGTGTTGTGGGACAGATGAGTTACTATTATACTCGTAATGATTTACCGTTGTTTATTTGCCGTCACGATCCGAGTGCGGATTTGAGAACAATTCATGATGTCATGGTAAAACTCGATGTTCAAATGGATGAAATGATTAAATGCGGTTGTCTTACGGTCGGTGGGAAAAACGTCGCTAGTTCATGCCTATAA